ACGGTGACACCGCCATGATAAAACCTATGTACGGCGCGTCAAAACCGCAATTTTCAGGCAGATGCCCCGATATTCTTCTGATAGAGAGCAAAGGAAGTGGGATTTCGCTCCAGCAGATGCTTGCTAGCGAGGGTATTTTCGCTCACGAGTACAATCCGGGGCGGGCTGACAAGCTAACAAGACTTCACATCGTCTCGCCTGTGTTCCAGAAGAAGCGTGTTTGGCTGCCGGAGAGCGACAAGACACCCGGAGAGCCTAAAACATGGCTGAATAACATGCTCGATCAACTTTATTCATACTCTGGCCCCGGCACCACCCGTCATGATGATTACATAGACGTTTTAAGCCAAGGTATACGCCTGCTAATGGATAAGCGTCTGATCGAGGTAACGTCTCTGACGGAACTTGAGAAGGTCGATAAGGCTCGAACCAACGACTGGGAGCCTGAAGCGCCGCCCAAGCGTGTGAGCAATCCATATTCGGCTTGACGCCCCGTTTTAAATCTGCAACCATCGAGTTTCAGCCACTAAGGAGGGCGAGCATGAGCAAGTGGGCCAAACAGCCGAGCGAACAACAGGAAGCCGAGAACGCGGCCTACGTCTGGGCGAAGCGCTGCCAGTCGGACTTGGGTGACGCGGCGCTCAGGTTCGACGCAACCAGCGAAGATGGGTGGGATGCCCTGAAGTGGCACTTCGCACGCCTCGACAAGGCGGTCGAGAAATACGAGATCGCGAGAGAAGTTAAGAAATGAGAATCGTCAATCTCGAAACCTTCAGGACGATGCCGCCCGGCACGTTCTTTCAGAAGTATGAGCCGGAGGTGTTCGGCGATCTGGCCGTGCTCCATGACGTCTGGGGTGTCGACTTCGTGGTCAACCACATCACCGGCTGCCCGATCGACGGCAAGGACCCGAGCGAGATGAGCTACCGCCTCGCTATGATGGCGGAGGATGGCACGTCGCTACCGGTCTGCTTCGACTTCATCGCTCGGGATGGGATGTTCCAGAAGGACCAATTGTTCGCGGTGTGGGAGCGGGCCGATCTCGACACATTGATCGCGTTCGCGCGGAACGCATTGAGGGTAGCGAAATGACCACCCGTCCCTTGGCCCAGTACGAGGAGCGCAGGGGCGTGGCCTACGCCAACCTCTACACCGACGGGAAGATCGGCGCCATAGACCCTGATGTCTTCTACATCGGGCGCGTCCGGGCGGAGAACTGCGTCGCGATGGTGCGGATCAAGGAGAAGAGGCCGTGAGGTGGCGCACCGCGAACAATAACCGGCGCTCGAAGCAGGCCAAGGGCAACCGGCTTAATCCGGCGTCGCTGGAGCGGATATGGGTCAAGATCGACTTTCTGGAGCCGAAACCCGTGCTGTTTCCGCCGCCACTCTCGGTGAACGCCTACAAGGCGATAAAATCCGCAGCAGATCGTGCTTGGGACAGCAGCGCAACAGACCCGTCGGGGCTGCCGTTGATAAGCATCGCGCACCCTGCTAAAAGCTAACCACCACGCGGGGGATCGCCATCTTGGAAGACGACGAGGATCAGGGCGAAATCATCGAAATCGAGGACGACGAGTCCGAGATTGAAGATTTGCCTGACGGGGGTGCACTCGTCTCGTTGGGCGGTGAGGAGGTAGAGCGTTCTACCGAATTTATGGCGAATCTCGCCGACACCTTCCCTGAAGCGGTCCTTTCGAGCCTAGCCACTGAGTACCTAGAGCTTCTGGAAAAAGATAAAGAAGCCAGAAAACTCAGAGATTTACAGTACGAGGACGGCCTCAAGCGCACCGGTCTCGGCAACGACGCGCCGGGCGGCGCCGACTTCGAAGGCGCATCGCGCGCAGTTCACCCAATGATCACTGAAGCGACGGTCGACTTCGCCGCTCGCGCGATGAAGGAGCTTTGGCCACCCGCCGGCCCCGCCAAGGACAAGATCGAGGGCCGCGTCACCACCGAGAAGGTCGAGAAGGCGAAGCGCAAGACCCAGTTTATGAACTGGCAGTTGACCGTGCAGGCCACCGAAGCCCGCGCCGAGGTCGAGCAGCTTCTGACCCAGCTTCCGCTCGGTGGCAGCCAGTATCTCAAGGTGACGTGGAACGAGAAGCGTAACCGGCCAAACTTCCTGTTCGTCGCGATCGACGACATGCTGCTGCCCTATGCCGCGACGAACTTCTACACCAGCCAGCGCAAGACCCATGTCCAGTACCTGACCCACCTCGATTATCAGCGTCGGGTCGACTCGGGCATGTACCGCGACGTCGATCTCCCGCCCGCCAGCCAAGAGCCCGAGGGCAGTGTCGCCGAGCAGGCGAACAACAAGATCGAAGGCCGCGAGAGCACGAGCTATAACACCGATGGTCTCCGCACCGTCTATGAAATCTACGTCAATGCCGATCTCGAAGAAGACGAGAAGGCCGACGGCATCGCGCCCTACATCCTGACCGTCGACAGCGACACCCGCCGCGTCCTCGCCCTCTACCGCAACTGGGACGAGTTCGACGACAGCCGCGAGGAGCTTGACTGGTTCGTCGAGTTCGCCTTCATCCCGTGGCGCGGCGCCTATGCGATCGGCCTGCCGCAGATGATCGGCGGCCTCGCCGCTGCCGCGACCGGTGCATTGCGCGCCCTGCTCGACTCGGCGCACATCAACAACTCGCAGACGATGCTCAAGCTCAAGGGCGCGACCACCGGGCGCGGTGGGCAGACGCTCGGCATCCAGCCGACCCAGATCATCGAGATCGAGGGCGGCCTTGCCACCGACGACATCCGCAAGCTGGCGATGCCGCTGCCGTTCAACCCGCCCAGCACCGTCTTGTTCTCGATGCTCGGCTTCTTGGTCGACGCCGCCAAGGGCGTGATCCGCACCAGCCTTGAGGACTTCCCCGACGTCTCGGCGGACAGCCCCGTCGGCACCACGCTCGCCCGCATGGAGCAGGGCATGGTGGTCTTCTCCAGCATCCACGCCCGGCTGCACGACTCGATGGCGCGCATGCTGCGCGTCCTTCACCGCCTCGACGCCTTCTACCTCGACGACGAGAAGGAGAAGGCCGAGGTCGGCGAGGTGCTCGCGTCGCGCAAGGACTTCGTCGGGCCGATGGACGTCGTGCCGGTCAGCGATCCGAACATATTCTCCGAGGCCCAGCGCTATGCCCAGACCCAAGCGGTCGCAGCACGAGCCGACACCCATCCCGAGGTCTACAACCAGCGGGCGGTCGAGAAGCGCATCCTCCACCAGTTGAAGATACCCAATCCCGACGAGTTGCTCGGCCCCGACCTTCAGCCGGTCGAGGAGAACGCGGTCAACGAGAACGTGTTCGCCAGCACCGGCAGGGCGCTGCTCGCCTTCCCGCGTCAGGACCACATGGCGCACATCAAGACCCATCTCGGCTATATGGCAAACCCGGTGCTGGGGATGAGCGAGCTGATCGCCCCGACCTATCTCCCCGTGATCGTCGAGCATCTCAAGCAGCACATCGCGATGTGGTACGCGGCCAGCGTGCGCGAGATTGCCAACTATCAGATCGGCGGCGACATCTCCGAGATCAAGGAGAAGCTCAAGTCGGACAAGGACAAGCAGGCTTTCGACCGGCTGCTCGCCGAGGCGTCGCAGCTTGTCTCCGAGGAAGCCGCGCAGGTGTTCGGCGAGGACTTTCAAGCCTTCATGCAGCAGGCGCAGAAGATGGTGCAGACCTTCCAGACCCCGCCTGCACCGCCGCTCGATCCTGCCGCCGCGCTCAACGCGCAGGTCCAGCAGCAACTCGGTCAGATGCGCCAGCAGATCGAGCAGATGAAGCTGATGCAGAAGGACGGCGTCGACAAGGGCCGCTTGGCCCTCGACGAGCAGCGTCTCAGCGTCGATTCCGCGCTCAAAGAGAAGAAGATCGACCAGAGCGAGCAGGCCGTCGAGGTCAACGCCATGACCAAGCAGGACGCCGAGCTTGCCGAGGATCGGCGCACGGCTGCTGAGATCGACGCGAAGCTGTCGATGAATTTGGACGACAACCGAACCGCGCTATCTATCGCCGAGGCGAACGTTGCGGTAAAGAAGAGTACGAACTTGACGACCGGGACGGGCATTGACCCCGGTAACTGAGGAGATTGACGATGGCACGCGACACCGAGAGCAAGGGAGTTCCGAGCAACGCATACGGCCAACACAAAGGCCTAGCGATGGGGAAGCCGAGCAACACTGGCGCGGGCAAGGGCGCTACC